TAACAGCTAACAATATTTTTCCAGGGGAAAGAAAAACAGAAAAAGGTTGTAGAATGAAAGTATGGTCAATCGAACAGCTAAAATAAGTAGTTCCCCTGAAATGACAGCGCAGCAGGGAACCCATTAAGCTAAAATGGACTAAACGTGTTATATGGAATGTACACTAAGTATCAATATGTTAATCTGACAATTAAAATCAAAAACATGAAAAGAGTTTTACTACTTGCCCTTTTTCTTTTATGGATTAACGGGCTGCAGGCCCAAAGGTTGAGCCGAGCTTATATAGGAGCAGTGCTTCACGATAATGAAATAGGGCTTTCCTTAACCAATTCATTTGGAATTAACCAATACTTGGGCCTGGGTGCCGGCGTGGATGTAACCAGCTATAAGAGCCAATTGCTGGTGCCATTCTATGCAGATGTGCGCATAAAATATCCCGTAAACAGTCTCGCGCCTTTCATCTTCGGTCAGGGTGGTAAGCAATTATATAACAAGGACATAAGCTATCAGGACATTACAGGGGCAGCCGGCAAGACCAAAATAATTGGTAAATACTTTTTCGGAGCTGGCATAGGAATAAGCTATATGCCAAGTAAGGTCGGCTTCTTTGCCAGCTACACGCAGCGCTGGTACAAGTTCAAATATAAGGATGAACCCATGATTAATGGGCATCCAATACTGGAAGACCCGAATAAGTCGCTAGGGGCGATTACCGCAGGATTGATATTTTAAGTATGTTAATTTATTATTAGTGCCCACCGTATGGAGACTTGTGCAACGCCATTTTAAGATTAAAACTTTATGTTTATAGTATTTTAATAATGTTATTTTAACTTATCCAATAATATTGAGATACAGACATTGGAATATGATGCCCGACTAGTCACCGGGCTTTTTCATGTGCTATACTATCTATAAAATCTATATCTTTGTTATAGGCTATAGATAATGCCTATAACTATGGCGTTAACGGAGAAACAGAAAAGATTCTGTGATGAATATTTAATTGATTTAAATGGTACCCAAGCCGCTATTCGGGCCGGTTATTCGGAAAGATCAGCCAGGCAGATATCGGATCGGAATATGTCAAATGATGACATTATAGCATATCTTAATGAAAAACGTAAAGTATTGCAGGATAAGGTTGACTTGTCACAAGAGTGGGTTCTAAGGCGCTTAAAGGAGATTTCTGATAGGTGTATGCAGGCAGAGCCGGTAATGACGTTTGATGGGGATCAGTGGGTTGAGAGCGGGGAATACAAATTCGATTCAACTGGTGCTAATAAATCCACGGAGCTTATAGGGAAGCACCTCGGAATGTTTGTTAATAAAGTTGACCTCTCAACACTTGGTGAATCCCTGAACGAAAAGAGGCCTACTATTAAACTACCTGGTGGTATAATCGTGGAGATATGATCGATGTGCCGGTAATTGACCTGGAACGAAATCCAAAACAGTTTGATTATTTCGTCGAGGTTGTTAAGGCTTGCAACTTCCTTACTGAAATGCGCAAATTTGGCTATGGTGGGGCAATTCGAGGCGGGAAAACATTCGTCACGCTTGGCATACTTATTTACCTGTGCAATCGCTATAAGGGCTCCAAATGGCACACTATGCGACACGATTTTCCGGCGCTTCAGGACACTACTATACCGTCCCTCGAAAAGATTATCAGGCAATCATCCAACTGGAAATGGAGCCGGGACAGGTCTAATTATTTCGCATACAATAAATACGATTCAAAAATCTTCTTCAAGGGGGAAAACATTAAGCAAGATCCACAGATGGACGATCTGTTGGGACTTGAAACAAATGGTTTCTTCCTGGAGCAGTTAGAGGGATTACAACAGAAAACGTGGGAAATAGCCTCGTCCCGGGCAGGTTCCTGGTATATCGACCCTATGCCGCCAGCGTTCATGTTTACTACGCTTAATCCTACCCAGAAATGGCCCAAAAAGGAAATATACCTGAAGTACAGGGCCGGAGAGCTGCCGGCAGACTTCTTCTTTCAGATGGCGCTCCCAACAGATAATGCCTTTGTGACCCAAGATCAATGGAATGCTTGGTCCGGCATGGATGAACGATACCAGCGGCAATTTATAGAAGGGGATTGGACGGATTTTGACGAAAAGGATAACCGGTTTGCTTATTGCTTTGACTTCAAGAAGCATGTAGGAATCACAGAGCTTAATCCACGTCATGAGGTTAAACTATCGTTCGATTTTAACCGAGACCCTATTACCTGCTTTATTACACAAGATTACAATAGTACCATATATGGGATTGAGCAAATAAAGCTCGGTAACTCAAACATATTCGATCTATGTGATTATATCCAGGTTCATTATCCGAAATCCTTATTCATAGTCACAGGCGATGCTACGGGCAAAAATAGCAGCGCTCTGGTGAAGGATAATAGTAACTATTATACTGTTATTAAACAGCGTCTTAACTTAGCCTGGTCGCAAATAAAAGTACCTACTATCAATCCTACAATGGAAGAAAATAGGGTATTGGTTAACTCTATCCTATACCGTTATCCGGTAATTCTACATCCGGAAAAATGTAAATCATTAATATATGATTTGGAAAACGTAAGAGTAACGCCTGAAGGGAAGATTGATAAGACCAATCGGGCCGATCCTACAGAGCAGGCAGATGCCCTGGATACATTCCGTTATTATTTAAATACCTTCTTTAGTTGGTTCCTTAAGACTTAGGGCTTTGTATATCTCAGTTGTAAGATATCCTGTTAGGTATGCATATGCTTCATCTGATTTCCTGCATAATTTCATTCCTATGTGATTGAGAATAAATGTAACAGCGTGAAACACTTCATGTGATAATACTCCGTTATCTTCAGGATATTTAGGGTAATGCTTAATCCTTATAACAGTTTCATTACCAGTTAACATAACGGTCCGGCCCTTGGTTGTTGGGGTCATTTCTAATAAGTTGTCCCATTCAATACCCAAATTGCTTAGTTCTGCCCTTAACTCTTCATCCGTTTGGTTAATAGAGAACATAACATCAAAAGGATACACTACCAGCGGGATGATCACATTTATCGACTTCTTCCTGGATGAGCTTTTTGTTGCCTTCATAAGTAAAGTATTTTTTGTATATCTCCGGTATTGCTTCCTGCTTGCGCTTTATTTCTTCCGGTGGAATAGACATTAATATCTCATGCACTCTTTGGACATCTGCGGCATCAATTAAGACGCCGTAGTCTTCAAACGGTAGGTTGTGTGGGATCACAAATTCATCTGAAATATAGACCGGAATTGACCCGTATTGCAGCGCTTCCTGTATACGGAAAGATGTTGGGCCGAAGCCACGGGGGCAGAGGGTGAAGGTGCTATTATGTAATATTTGACAATATGCTTTCAATGAATGAGGAGCAGTGCTAACATAGTTAGACCAGTTTTTGAGCATACCTGCAATCATTGTGGCACGGATAGGATGAGTCTCTTTACCAATGAAATTATAAAAATGCCGTGACCTCCTTTCATATGCAGATATGATCTGTTCATGAGGCATTGATATCAACGGCAGGGGATAATCTGCCCTTCCGCCTGACATGCTGAAGACTTTTATATCCAGGCCCGTAAGATTGTGTAAGATTCCATTATCATACTGCACAAGTGTATAGTACTTTAAGGAGCGATTCAGGGTATTCAGGAATCGCTGCAGATCATCCATCAAGCGCTTGTTCTGCCCGAAATTAGCTTTCACATAATATGCTGTCCAGAGGATGGGCAGGTATTGCCTTTCTTCCAGTTGGTAGTCATAGTTCTCGTAATACCAGCGCTCAAAGTCAGTTTCATTGTCTTCCGGGTATCGGAAAGGGTGTTTCGGCCGGAACTTCTCAGGTACGTAGATCATAAGGTCCGATCGTTTATTTTGAACGTAACGTCAGCCCCGCACAAGGCAATAACCCGTTGTTTGATTTTGTTGATAGCGGTCTGTTTGTCGCTAGAAAGCTCACACATGTCTATCTTAGCAGTGCAAAAACAGTCATATTTGCCCTTGAACCACTTAATGTCTATCGTTACTATCATATTTCTGTTATTATCGGTTCAGACATATTCCCGCAATGCGGGCATTCCAGTTCAGTAGTGATCACCGGCCACACAGCAACCCATTGGTGAGTGCAAATAGGGCATTCCACAGGTGCGGATTGCCATGGACCGGTGTATTCTTCTTCTTGGCTCATGCTGCTGTCATTTTTCGATTATCGTATTGGCGTTTCTGCTCCAGAAGATCCTCGAGGGTTTTATGCTGACAGATGCTAAATATTAAATAGGGAGCAACGATTCCGTCTGTATTAATGGATATACCTATGTAATCGTTTGGGTAGAATCCATCTATGTCCCAGAAGAGCAGTTTGTTTTCACACTCTTCCCCAGGGCCATACGACGTAACGTCTATTGGAGCACCAAAATGATCAATTATAAGATTGAACGACTGCTCAGATATATCAATAGGTACTTGGAAAACGGCCATTAGTTTACCTTTAAAAGTGATTTACGTATATACCATGCATCGCCCCAGCTGCCGCCTGCCCAGTTGGTTTCTACCCGCTGGAATTCGGTCAGGAACTCATCCAGGTGGTGAACCTTGGCGCAGCCTTCGTAGACTTCATCTCGGTTAACTTCTGTGTATATGTAGTCGATACCTTTTAGCGTCTCTGTAGCCCCTTTAAGCACCTCTACTTCGTATCCTTGGACGTCCATGACCAGCATATTCATTACGCAGCGGAATATCTCGAATTCGTCCAGCGGATGTACCTCTACTTCCTCGGTATCAATGAACTGTATGGATGGATATTGCTGCAGATGCTTTGCCGGCTTCAGGAGCGAATTGCTCATGCCTTGGTTAGCTTGCTCCACATTCATTGTAGCGATCCCGAATTCAGCCCCGCAAGCGGAGTTGATCAACGTAACACCAGGTGTTTGTCCCAAGGTAGCTTTAAGCACCTCAAAGGCCTTGCTGCATGGTTCAATAAATACCACCTCCCGCACGCCCGCGCGCGCGTATTCCGCATACTCCTGTCCGTAGTGCGCGCCTACGTGAATGATTCCGTTGATCTTCAGGTTGTACTTCTGTATCGATTCTTTGAAGCTAATCAGCATATATAAAGGCTATTTTATCGTCAAGTATTTCGAATCTGTTACCCCCTGCGAATCCATGAACATGATCACAATCGGTCATTTGGCGTAGCGCGGTAGATTGAATTGGTAGCCCTTGCCGGTAAGGTTCGTCGAGAGCGCAATGCAGATCCTCAATTATGTATTTGTCACAGCAACCCCATAGGGACCAGAAAGTAATTAATTGATCCCTTGAGTTGTGGCTCCCGTCATCGATAATTACATCGAATCTGAGCCGTCTCAGCTGCTCAAGGATATACTGGTCCGTCTGACTGCCCTTCCAATAGATTACGCCCGGTATGTCTGTTGGTTGGGGATGCTCCTCGAACAGGTCAAGGCAGTGTATCTCCGTATCAGGGAAGTAGTCTCGCCACATACGCAAGCTGGCGCCCGTGAGGCATCCTATTTCGAGGATGCGGGTAGGATTCTTTGGTAGGCGATGCTCGTAAAAGGGGATATAACCATGTTGGTATTTATCAGTACCGTACTTTACAGCTAGTTCTATGAGTGACATATCAATATTTTATTTGAATCCAGCTTTCTGGAATAATATCATCAGTGCAAAGGTTGGCATTTCCCGCACCAAACCAGTTATCTTTGCTTGGGCTAATGACGGTCTTGTCCGGGTTCCTATTAAGCCACGCCTGCCACCAGGAGAATGTGCTATTGCTGATAATGTTATGTTCGCAGCATGACCCCTCTATTAAGTCCTCAATATCTGTACGGGCCAAAGAAAAAAGGAAATCATAGGGTAATCCCCGGAAGTTCTCCATACACCACGGCAGATCATCGCTGAAGACCATGAACTTTTCAATCCCTCTTTGATCTGACATCATTTCTATGGCCTGTGTCAGGTAATCCATCGTGACAACCGGGTGCTTATCCGGATATTTCAAATAATCCCCCCTGCGCACGTGTATGCTACACCAGCCGGGTTTTAATTCCCAGGTAAATCCGAATGCCTTTAGGACTTCCTCTCGGCAATGATCGAAGTACTTGGCCGATTGAAAGTATCCATCCAAAACTATATCATTAAATCCTCTCCAATTTTCATCAAAAGACAGCTCCTGATATTGATGCCCAACTTCGGCTAGGCGAATGGCATATTTACTAAACCGTGTCCTAGGCGTAGTGTCATACTGCAGCCCATGCTTCATGGCATACCCTATAGCTGCTGCCTTCTGAAATAACTGATTACCTGTTCTTCCGTAGAGTTTAGAGTATACTGCCATTATAATGTAGTTTCAATTACCGCACCATTCAAAGTGATGTTTCTTAATTCCTTGCTTTTGTCTCTCATATTCTGAACATGTTGTTCAGCATATGACGTTAACTTATTCTGCGCTTGTTGTTCTGTATCAGCCTGAATTAACTTGTAAGTAGTATTCATTGAGACAAACT